ACCGAAAGGCCCCAGTGGAAGCCTGGAACGTGCCGATATCTTCGTAGGCAACCTGACCAGTGTATGAGTCCACCGAGAAGTAATCGCCGGCTCCGTGAGAGAGATAGCTGAATACCACGAGAATCTGTCCTGTGGGAGCGGACGCGCCCGGCTTCAGCTGAATGCGAGATACGTCGTAGAAGTTGTCGCGCTGGCCGTTGTCAAGGTAGTAACGGTCGGTCACATTGAGGTCGGTGATGACCGCGGGAGTGGAGGGGCTGGCCGACATGTATATGCCGGAGATCGAGATCACATCGGTGTAACCGAGCGAATCATAGCCGCCGGAGACGGTATTCAATCCGGAACCAGAAAGATTTACCTGAGTTCCAGCGTGAAGCGTCTTGGTCTTTTCCCGGAAATTACGGCGGGAGGGACCAACGAGATAGCACACCGTACCGTTTCCTGGGGCGCCAGAGCCGCTGAAGGTGAAGGTGATGGTTGCACCACCAGCTCCCAGAGAAGCTGAATAGGCCGAGGTGGGAACCCGCGTACCGCCGTTATCCACGATCACCCAATCGTTGCTGTTGGCTGAATCAAAGAATTCATTGGTCGATGCCGTGAGCTGGATGGCCCCTGTGGCGATCGTGCGTGAATCATAGCGGGCACGCACCTCATAGAGAGTGTTGATCAATCCACCCGGGAACGTGCGCAGCGAAGAAACTGCCGACTTGGGCAGTCGATAGAGAAGCTGATTGGCGACCGGATCAAAGATGGTACCGGAGTTCAATACCGCCGCCGTAAAGGCCGCGCCGCCGTAGCCGTAAGAGCATAGGAGGCTCGCTGTGGCTGAAAAGGCCTTGCCGCTGTTCATCACCACATCAAAGATGTAGAGATTGTATTTACCCGAGCCGATATCCTGAATCGAACGAGCGCGGCAGGTACCGATGGTGGAACTGCCAGAATCTTTAAGAAGAATCGCCGTGTACGTGTTGACGTCGGGGAGACCCACCAGGGTGTCGATCACGATGTAGTTCCCAAGATTCGCGGTTACTGACGTCTCGTGCACGTAACCTTCATCGCGGGCCTTATCGACCGCAACGTATTTGGTGTCCACCGTCTGAATGCGATAGCCGTAGACGTATGCCGTCGAGGCCTCGAGTCCAACTGCCAGCTTAGCTTCGCCGTATGCGGTTGCGTCAGCGTTGGCGGTCGGGCCAGTGAACCCTTCCTGGTCGACGATCTGTGCAACCGTATAGAGACCACCGTTGGTACCATTGTCCAGATATTCTTTGATATTGAGCAGAAAAGGATTGACCGTGTAGTTGCCGGACTCTTCGTATGTTCTCTGCGCAAGTGTATCACCCAGCGTAGACAGTTCGGTTCGAGCAACCGAGGAGACAATCCCATTTTTGATCACCATCAACTGAATGATATTATCTTCGTTGCGATCTTCCAACGAAGCGGGCTGAACATTTAGAGTCAGCTTAATCTGATAGCGATCCGCACCTGGCGCAGAAGCGTTCGGCGAACCCAACGCGTTGTCCGTAAGAGTGAGATCCTGAGCAAACGTAACGATGTTCTCGGCGATGATGAAGACGACACGGGCAGAAGGCGTCGTGCTGTACTTTGAAACGATGATGCTTTGCGACGGGCTGTAGACAAAGTTGCCGGCGACGTAGAACACACCCTCGTTGAGGTACACCCGTGATCCATAACCTGCCGGAACCGCGTCACCGTGGACCGTATCGATCGTGTTGAGCTGCTTGGTTTGAACCAGCCGAGCAGGAAGAGATGCGGTTTTGGGAGCGATATAAAGATATTCGTTGGGAAGGAACGTTTGACTTGCGTTGTCGGTGCCGGTTGTGTGGTACTTGACAAACAGAGTGAGAGGATCGCCTGAACCACTCGCGGCCGTCTCAAGAACCGTGGCAGTGATACCCGATGTATGACCGGTGATTATCCGGCCGACAAGTTCCGAGTAATAGTTATCGGGCACCAGCGCGGCGCCGTCAGTAAACCCAGAAATTGGGCTTGCGTCTTCCGCGTATGTGAAGCTCGAATAGAGCTTGACGAATCCATACTGATTATCGAATGTGGCCTGGCCACCAATCGGAGCGGTGCCGTCCTTATAGATCGATGAACCGAAGCGGTCGATCTGCGCCTGAAGCGCGGTCTGCAGCTGCGTCAGTTCACGCGCCTGTACTGAGTATCCCGGTTGAAACAGGATACGCATGTAGTTCTTCGTTTGATCGAAGTCATCGTAATAGGGCGGAACGTTGTAGGACTTGATTGGCATGGCTTATTAGAATTCGATGATGATCTTTACGTCTTCGATCTGTGATGCTGAACGGTTGATCGCCAGACGATTTTCAAGGAAAAGGATTGTACCTGTAAAACGTGATATATCTGGGTTCAGAAGACCCCCGGTTTCAATGGTGGCAGTACCGCCCGTGTGGCCATTGATGACCTCTCCCTCTTGAAAGGCGGTATAACCGGTCTTATCGTTCTGGTGATACTTGAGTAAGCCGCTGGCCGAATCATAGGAATCGATCCAGGCAATCGCGCCGGAACTGCCACCCACGATATAATCGCCTGGGGTCAACCCTGTGACGCTTGCGCCAATACTGAGTTGATTGAGGGCGTTGCGCGTGGACTCTGTTGCCACGGTCGTGTTACCGTATTCGTAGGGGTTCTGAATGATTCCGATCTGACGGAAAGAATTGTCGATGATGAAGTCGCCAGAGGGTTCTGAGTATCTCAGGCTTACCGCGACCGAAGTATAAAATCCACCAAGTTCGGATAGCGGATCCGTGCCGTGTCCGTTCTTGGGAGAGAGTACGGCCCGCGCTGCGGCTTGCCCGCCGCCGGAACCAATCGGTGCGGCGATGGTAACATACGCGTTGTTGTAGTTTGAACCGCTGGCGGCGATATTGATCGCGGTCACCACGCCACCGCCGCTGACTACCGCTGTTGCAGTCGCCGCCGTCCCATCTCCATGGATAGTAACCGCCGGAGGTGATCCAGAACTATAGCCCGTACCGCCACTTGTAACTACCACGCGATAGATTTTGCCCTTATTGGCAACTGATCCCGTTTGGACGGCCCACTGGTTGGTATCGGGCTGGCTTGCGCCAGGATCCGAAAGAACCGTCTTGACCGGCATGTAGTTCGTGGTCAAGAAGCCCGAATATGTGATGTCGATGGAATACATGTACTTCCATGTGTATCCGTCACCTTCGGCGGTGGGGTTGATGTTCGTCTGTGCCGGTTTGATCGTTGATCCTGTACCGGGAGAATTGATACATTTGTAGACCTTATTCTCGTCTGTCAGAACGTAAAAAGGAAGGCCGTGGATGTTATAGAGAGCATCATCCCAGGCCGCGTATGTTGTTCCGGTCGTCCAATCGATGCGAGGAACTACGTTATTTACGTTCGATGCCGTCGCCCGTTTCATGGCGATCATATTGCGCCAGGCATCGTTCATATCCACCAGATCATCGACCGGACCAGCAGGGCTATCTGCGGTACCGCCCAACGTGGTAGCCCACTTATCTGACTTGCCGATGAACACGTAGACACTGTTGGATGCGACGGCTGCCTTGAAATTGGCCGCGTTTTCCAAGCGAAAGTTGGTGGAGATAATTGCTGACATAGTGGTTAGATTAGAGTAGAGTCACGGCTAGATGCACATCGTTCCAGGTGAATGAATTATTTATACAGTCATCAACGGTTAAATCGTCCCATGCGTAAGATCCTGTCTCCGCATCAAGGATAACCATATCACCGTAGAGATACATCGGATCGGCATCAAGGAACTTAAGCATCGTGTCATAGGGAGTATCTGGAGGTACGTCCATGTTCATTTGATACCAAGTACTGGCCAGAGATGCCGTAACCGGTCCAACCGTATCGTAGTAGAGTCTCTTGAAAGTGTTATCGGTGCCTCCGACCGGATCGATTATCAGAGTGAACGGAAGGTCATTGTCGGAGACAAGGCCTGGCTGAAGAAAATGCATCGAACTCTTGACCCGTTCGCCATCCCATCCAGCAAAACCACCGCCCAGCAGCGGCGCCGGAAGGCCTGTTGCGGGGTTGATGCCCACGTCCTGATCGGCTGGGTAGGTCGTTCCAAAGCTGTCGGTATAGGGAACCGGTCCGATCGTTGTGAAATGATTGATACCCTCCAGCAGGATCAGAATCTCTCCGAAGTAGATGAAGCCCGCCGGATGCACGAGACGATTGAAGGTGTCCGTCCACGTCGATACGTTGTTGCCGGTGCGGATCACATAGGAGAACTGCTGGTAGAAGTAAGAATCCTGAAGCTTGATCGAATTAGAAAGCATCCCCTTGTTATCAAGGTAGAATCCTTCCTGCTGTACACCCTGAACCCCTTGGACACCTTGAACACCCTGAGTAGCTTGTATAGCCTGAACAGCTTGAACTCGCTGTACCGTGGTATCCCAATTCCCAGAACTAGGAATGAGCACCGAACTCATGGGGTAGTTGACCTCAACGTTGTCGTTGAATAGGATCCTAAAGAAAAGCCGAATTGAATCTTCCGATCCGCGAACCGAGTAGTACCTCATCAGACTCTTATAGAGTTTGACTCTATCGGCCACGATGTTCTTGGGTACGGTGACCGCTATCTCCTTCTGAATCAGATCCAGAAACTTGTAGTCTGCGGTGTCGATGTCACGGGCGGGGTCGATGTTTGCGATGCTGTAGCTCGGATTATTCTGCTCGTTCATGTACGAGTAATAATCCTTGAGCAGGTCGATCAATCCCTGTGACTTGACGTTGAGCTGCTCAGGTATGAGCGACTCGACTCTAACCAGTTCCTTGGTTACCCTGCGGGTACTGGCGATTGATTCGACGGCGATTGACATGGTTTAGGCTCCGCGGGAAGGAGTCTTGTAGTTCATCGCGCCGGTTGAACCGGAGACCGCGATGGTATCGATCTCACCGGCGATGGAAACAGACAGCGGATCGATCGCAATAAGCTGGTTCCGCTTGGGCGCAAGATCGTTTGATTCCGGCACCACTGAAATACGTATGACCGAGTCGGCGTCGGGACGGAAGGTCTGTATGACGATCCTACCTTCCGCGGTGTAGATCGTGCCTACGTCGATCACGCGTGTGGCGGTCTGATTGACCGTCTTATAGAGACTCACGGTACGGTTTGAGGATCCAGCGATCGGAGTATCCCCGAAGTAGTGAGAAACGCCGTTGACCCGAAACGTATCGGAGCTGATGACAAAATTATTGGAGCTGGACTTGAAGATCGGGGATGTGAACTGCAGATCGTAGTTGTTGGAGGAAGCCGCGTATGCGGTTATGTCCTTATACATCAAAACATTCACGTCGGAATTAAGTACGGAAGGATCCGATGCATCGATCGCTCGAAGAAGCTGGGAAGAACGAAATACACCATCGAACTTCTCAAGGTTATCCGCGTTGTATTTGGTGATCGTGGAACGAACCAGCGATACCAATTCAAAGTTTGTGCGATCCGTCAGATTTGGGTTGTACTTAAAATTGACCGTGAGAGACAGGAAAGTATACTCCGGATCAACAACGACGGGAGTGATGGAAACAACGTTTTTACCCTTGAGGATACTGATGACGTTTGCTTTCTCCGCCGCATTGAGAGTGTTGCTGCCGGTGGGCTTGATGGCGATATAGACCTTGCCGTAGTCGGGGATCGTCTGATGCTCTCCGCCCCATACCGAGATCGCTTGGATATTGCCCACGTTCTGAAGAATGATGGCGCGATAGTCGTCGGCAGTGACCGCACGATTTTGCGTGATGAACGTGAGCGGTGCGTTGTATCGGATAGACTCAACTGTCTCGCGAGGTGCGCCGCCGTATGAAAGAATGGTCTTGCTCGTGACGGGATCAACCGAAGCAGTTACCGTGACATTCGACTGCCCACCGATGGCGTCCACTGCGGTATAAGCCGATGCGCCGTTTGCGGCCGAGCCGTTGGTGTAGATGTATTCGGCTTCAACCACTTGATTGTTGATCGGCATCACTCCCAGGTTATCGTCACCGAAGTAGATCTCGTACTGAGATTGTGAATTTTCCTGAATGAAGTAAATCTGGCTTGAACCGGTGACGTTGATCAGCGTGGTGAACTGCGTATAGATCGAATAGTCGTTCGATTGGGCGTTGGACTTAACGCGAACTCGAAGAGTCTTATTGTCGATATTGGTATCGGGCAGAGTAAACTTCTGATTGGTTACCAGATTATCCACGACATAAAGCATTCTCTTCAGTATCCCTTCCTTTAGGTTCACGTTTGAGAATTTGTATCGGTTGTTCACCGTATCAAGGACGGCCTCGATCGGATTCAGATTGACGAACGTATATCGAACAGAAGAAACCGTTGCGGTAAAGCGAGTACCGCGCGCGAGCGTGATGGTGCTGGGAGGATCGATCATCGGAGCCGGAACAATGATATCCACCACGGCGGTAGAAGCAACATCGCTGCGAGGGACGTATCCCAGCAGCTTCGCGTGGGAGACCACGTTGCCGCGAAGCTGTGCCGAATCGAGGAAAGTTTCGTTCAACGAGAGATGCGCCAGCATCGCGTTGTAATGGGTATTGTATGCCAGCACATCCATGAGGACGGAGAGCCCAGACCCCTCGAAGTTCCAGTCCGTGTACTTGGCGTTCGACTTGAAGTAGTCGATCGTGGATTGTTTGATCTTATCAAAATCCAGCTCGGTTACATTAAATTGTGACATGATGGTAAGTTTTAGCGAACGCGAATGAGATAGACCGTAATATCAACTACTTTATTGAGATTGACAACCCTGAAGCCCAGATTGATTTCGTATGCGTTATTATCCGAATTATCGTTGATCTGAATTGTAACCGAGTCGATGCGAGGTTCGTGCTTGGCGAGTACGTCGTAGAGATACTGCCTCAGTACCGCGATTGTAAATTTATCGGCCGGTTCAAAAAGTAAGCCTCTAAGGTTGGATCCCAAGGCAGGCTGAAACGGCCTTTCATTAAAATTGGTCAGCACCAGGTTCCGGACCGAACTTTTTACGGCATCTATATCCGTGAGAGGAACGATATCACGGAGATCCGGGTGCACCGTCAGCGAGAGGTCCAGATCAGAATACGGACGTGTCTTGGATACGATCGCCGACGCCAGTTCGGTCGTATTGTAGTCTGAAAGGAGTTGGGGACTGGCCGGCATTGATTTCTATTTATATGAAAATTGCTGGATTGCAAAGCTATTACCGATCAGGTCACTCTGACGTTTCCTGTTCCATAACCCCATACACCAGTAACTCCGCCAACCGTGATCTTTGCGCCGGCCGTCAGGCTTGCAGCCGATGCTCCGTTCAGCGTAAGCTGTGTTTTTGCATTCAGAGAGGCTGTTTCACCCACAGCCGTAAGAGCACCGGCCGCGGTTACTGCAACGCCGCCGTTGCTGAGTAGGCCGAACGACCCGGTGACGATATTGGTCGCACCATGAATCAGTTCAACCTTGTTCCCAAGCACCTCAAGGTAATGATTGCCTTTGACGAGTGTTCGATAGTCTCCGTCGATCGTAAGATTGGCGTTGCCTTTGATGTAGATGTTGTCACCCTTCAGCACAACCGTGTATCTGTCTCCCACGACAATCGTCGTCTTGTTGCCCTTGGCATCGATCTCGGTGTATGTACCCGACCTATGCTGTTCCGAAATACGTTCGTACCCTGGTGTATCGTCCATTTCATAGACGTGCCCAGATTGAGTATGCACGACCTGATTGAGCGGGTAACTCGGCTTTAGTGTATCGGCAACGTCCAAATTGGACCAGGTCGCCGATGTGTTTCCGGTGGGAACGTTCTGCTGTCTCAGTTCCACCTTGTTTTTGTAACTTGAAGATTTTGCGTAGTTGGATGTTGCTTCATCGGGCGTATCGATCTCCCCTGGTCGAGTTGGATTGACCCCGGCAGGATCGGAGAACCCTTTGACCGAACTTCCGCTCTGGCTGATCGAGGGAATCGTGCCCATGACTATCGGATCCTGCGCCGACATCGCGTCGCGAAAGAAACCAATGACCCACGTCCCCTGAAGAATCCCCGTGGCTGATACGCCGGTGCCAGACATCGAGGCCGATTGGACCGGGTTCATCACCAGCGCCCAAGGGAGAGAATCGGTGGGAATTTCGCTCTTGTTATCGGAGTGATATCCAAAGCAGCGCACTCGGACCCGGCCCATCTGCTTAGGATCCAGCACATCCTCGACCACGCCCGTGAACCACGTGAACGGCGCGCCTATGTATTGATCAACTGATTTTTGTTTCATGACAATTTGAAGGGCAGCGAGTCTCGTTTGATCTTTACTTCTGAAAAATACTTATCCGAAAATTTATGCATCACCGATGTCACAAGATACTTGCCGGAGAAGTAGTTGTCCTTCTCGGTGTTACTACCGGTTATTATAGAATTTAATATCTCGGTGCCAGGATCAATCGCGGGCGGAAGCTTCAGTGAAACCATCGTGCCCGACTGAAGCTTGAAATCGCCTGCCACCGTAACGTCGTGGGAAATATTGTCCAGATTCTCTATGTAGGAATGCTGTTTATTGAGAACTCCGTCGGTGGTCGGCGCATGATAGTTCTGACCGATATCGAACGCCAGACTATTTGTTGGGATATAATTGATTCGCGAATTGGTAAATTCCGAAAGGTTATTATCATCGCTGTCGCTGGGCACGAAGGATGGAGAAACAACCGTGTACTTGTCCATCCATTTCATATTACTGAATTCAGTGGAGTAATTGAAGGTTGAGCTCTTCAGCGTCTTTGTTCCCAAATCAAGATAATCGGAACGAGAGCTGTATGCGCCCTGAGATATGGATGCATACTTTGATAATCTAACGTCGGATATGAGACTGATGATACGCTTGGCGATATCCTCGTAGTCCTTTGCAGTCTCGGTGAAGGGGTTGTATCTCCAAAACACGGCATCCTCGTACTCTTTGTATGAGGGCTGAGCGGCGAGATCAGCATGATTCTGCAGAACGATCATGCCATCGAATCTCTGATAAAAGTAAAAAGGACTACCCGACGGATCAAACGCGCGTCGAAGAGCCCAATGGATCGCATCAAGCGGGGCCAGGTTGGGAACGATGAATTTCACCAAGGCCGTGGAGTTACCAGATATCAGAATCTTGGCTGGATTCACTCCCAGATCGTTTACGAGTACCTGCCTGATGAAGTCCTTAACATCGCCGCTGAAAGCGCGCGAAATCTTCTTGAGCTCTGAGATATAGGCGTGCGGCGACACACCCTTCAGAGTGTAGACCTGAAGCCGATTGTTGACTCTACCAAAAAGAGGATACTCAGTAACAATAAACTTGAGCGTGATTCTCTGTTCTTCATAACTACCGTAGGGCTTCCTCGCCACGACGACCGTGATAAACTCTTGTCCCGTAAGCTGAAACTCCTCCATGAGATTAATGGGATCCCGGATGTTCAGCGAGAGCAGCAGCGAAGGACGATATATGCTCTCTGTGATCGAGAAATCTGTCACCAATTGACTGATGTCCACGGAGCGGCCAGCGTGATTTTCAAGCGTAACACTCTGCAGCGAATACGCTGTGGGCAGAAGCGCCTCAGCTGTATTTAGACTGATGTTGGCGATGTTACTGGCCATTGTTCACGAGGTCTTTGAATGTCTGAGCCCACGTATAAATCAGATCAGGGCGGATGACGCGGATACTGGATCTCTGGTCGTTTAATGCCAGTTCGTGATCGAAATTCGATACCGCTGTGAGGTTGTTGTTAACGACATCCGGAGGATTATCCAGACCAAGAAACGTATTCTGTTCGTCTATATAGAGGGCATCGTAGCTGATCGTACCGTCTGCTTTAACGTAGTGGTGCGGAGCATCTCTCCAAGGCAAAACGCTTGGCGTTTGTCCGGTTACGTTCTCAAATGTTGATACTATGTCCTCCGACTGAAACCCATACAGCTGCTCAGGTGCAAGAAAATTGCCATTCACCTGGCGTAGTATCATTTGACTCAGCTGCGCGTCCTTGGAGAAAAGAGTTCCTGTCGCGCCTGAAGTGCCTCCCGTGATCGTCTCTCCGATCAAGAACCTACCCGCGAGAGAGTCTCGATACTCAGTGACTTGAGTGTGGTGTGCGTCCCAGACTAAAGTTGGCCGCGTTATGATGGCGGTACCGTCGTACTCGGTTGCGATATATTCATCAAACTGAAGCTGGCTCATCGGCCACGAAGTGAGTCCGGTTTTGAGAGTGTCGTTGCAGAGAAAGAATGTCCAGTAGTACTCGGGAGTACCATAGAGCAGAGTTGAAACAACATCGGGGCGGTCTCCGTCTCTGATCTGATAATACTGATAGGTCGAGGTGTCGTCGGTCAACTGGATGTCGGCCTGAACAAACCTGAAGATATCGGTGATCTGCGTATCGATACCACTGTTGAGAAAGTCGTATGTGGTCTTGGGAAATTGGCGAAAGAAGGGCATGGCGGATTATGTATTGTTGATACCCGTATCGCGAAGCCGAATGATATCGGAGCGGCGCAGCGGTCTGGTTTCTTCAAATTGAAGCTGCATATCAACTTCAAATGGGCTACCGTCTTCATGAAAGATATTGGTAGACGAATTATAGGTTGACGAAACATTTTTGAGATATGATTCACTGATGCCTGGGATCTTGTCGTTCCTGTTACCGTCGCCGTTGAAGAACTGCAGTCTCCAGATCGGAGGATACGCCAGTATCACTCCGTTTCCCTCGGGGTACATTTTTTCCTGAAATAGATCGTTGATGTTTTTAATAACTTTGCTGTCCTCGACTGATCTGCCGATCATCTTGAATGAAAAGGTAAATGAGCGAGTACCCATCCCCTTGAACGCGGTGCGAGTATTTTTATTTGCTACTTTCTTAGAACCATAATCAATCTTCTCAGATGCTCCGGGCACAGCCGCAGCCAAATATTTGACGCCGGCCGCGATCGCGCCGACGGCGACTCCGGATGTGGGAAGATCGCCTG